GGACTCGGGACGCGCGGCCACTGCGGGTGATGCGCGCCTAAGCTGGCGTTGCCGCGTGGAACGCTCGACATGGCGCGCCGACGGGCCGAGAATCGCGCCATGCGAAAGCGCTGGTGCTCGGTGTGCGCACGCCCGGATGTCTCGGATATCAATAAGGATATCCTGGACCCCGTCAAGTCCTTGAGAACGCTCGCGAAAGTGTACGAGGTGAGGCGCGAGACACTCGCGCGCCATCGCGACCGATGCGTGAGTGAGAAGGTAGCGAAAGCACTCGAGATTCGGCGCGAGACCGCGGTTGCGCTCGAGGTAAGCGCGACCGGCTCAGCCATCGACGTGCTCATCGCTGAGGCGCGCCGAGACCGCGCCGGAGCGCTCGAACGAGGCGACCATCGGCTCGCACTACGGAGTATCGATACGCTGCTAAAGGCTCATGAGCTACACGCCAGATTGGTTATCGAAGCATCCAATGCGAGCGCAAAGGATGTAGCGAGCAATCCCGCTTTCCAGCGCTTCATCGCACTACAGGCAGGTAGGCTATGCTGTAGCTGTAGCCAAGCTACAGCGCAGCTGGCAAGGGAGCACCTCGGGCTCGACGTACCGGTGACCGTGCGTCCCCTGTAGCGGGAGGGGGGGGGGGTAGGCACTGCCCCACCCCCGGGTGTGTGCGGGGCGGACCCTCTGTTACCAGGCCCCAGCGTTTTCAGCGTCCCCTGTAGAGTGCAAGCACTTGCACTCGGTACGCATCCTGAACGTGCACGGTAACCGCAGCGAAACCGCACTCCGTTGGTTGCGTCTCCGCTTCGGCTCTTCGGCCTCCGCTCCGCCGCTAAGATGGCTTCGCCGAGAACTGGCAATCGAATGGTAAGCGGAGCCGAGTGAACGATGACACGTAGCCGGGAGACACATCCTCCCTCCCAAGCTCTCCTTCTCCTCTCGCCAACGGCCCGCTCGCCAGCTTGCGCTGGCTTCGCTATAGAAGGACATGTCCCTCTCTCCCCTCGCGATTGTCATTTTTTGGTGGATGGTGTGCCTTGCGCCCGGCAAGGACCATCGGCACCTGGCCAGCGTGACCGCTCGGGTTCTCGAAGAGGCAGAGCCTCTCTATAGAGGGGACGACGAGCGCCTTCGGACCGCTGCGCTGGTGACTGCGGTGATGTACAGAGAGAGTGCCTTCGATGAAAAAGCGGTTGGGGACAGCGGCCATTCCTTTTGTCCGATGCAGCTCCACGATTCATCCGGAGGCAGCCGTCTTCTGCTGGACGACACCGAAGGGTGCGTACGTCTTGGAGTTGCCATGCTTCGTCAAAGCATCCGGGTCGACCGTGCGAATCCTGTCGCTTTCTATGCCCGTGGTCCCCGTTTCACTTCTCCGGAGGCTCAGAGAATCTCTCGAGACCGTGTAGCTCTCGCACGTGCCCTCCTTGCGGACAGAGACAAGTAGATGTACATCTATCTCTCATGAGACATCTGCTCCTCGTCGTGACGCTGACCGCGTGTGGTGCTGCTCCCTCTTCGGAGGTAGTCCAAGAGACCAAGGAAGCCTCGAGCCCGAGCTTTCACACCGTCGTGAACACTCCTGAGTCCGCAGTAGACCCGCGGAGCCTATGCCGCTTCACGGACACGACGCTCATCTCGACCGACTGCCTCGACGATGCCGGCGTCCAGCAAGTCTGGTGCTCGATGCGCTCCGGGTGCTGCTACTGCGGACCGTTCCCCGGGGGAGACCCGTGAAAGCTCTGGTCGGACCCTGCCGCGTCGTCGTGACTGGCGGGCGCGACTACGAGAACTACGACTACATCTGCCTGGTGCTCGACAGCTTCCGCGAGCACTTCGGAATCGAGCTGCTAATCCATGGCGCGTGCGGCTGGGACGCCGACGACCCGAACATGAGCGCGAACGAGATGCGTGGCGCGGACAAGCACGCCGACTACTGGGCTCGCGACCGCGGCGTCTCACTCGAACGTGTTCCGGCAGCGTGGAAGGTGCTCGGCGGCAAAGCCGGGCCCGTACGCAACGGTCTGATGCTCGACAAGCGGCCGGCCGTCGTCATCGCATTCCCCGGCGGCAAGGGCACCATGAACTGCGCTCGACAGGCTAGGGCGCGCAGCATACCGGTCGTGCACACCGCCGCGCTCTATCCCGGCATCGGTTGGGAGAGAGCATTGGAGAGCGCATCGTGAAGCGCGTACCGCGCATGGCTGCGAAGGCCGCGGGCGATGTCCACTGGTCTGTCGTGCTGGAACGTGTTGGCGCGTGTCGCGCTGCGCTCACGTGGGCGCGAACGCAACCCACTGCGCCCGCGGCGTGGCGGCGCTGCCAGCGTGCGGATTGGATGCTCTGGATTGCGGGGCGCTTCTGCGACTCGAAGGAACGTCGGAAGGAGATTGCGCTCGCTGCCTGCGCGTGCGCGCGCACGGCGTTGAGGTACGTCCCGAAGGGCGAGAAACGTCCAGTCGAGTGCATCCTCACTACGGAACGCTGGGCTCGCGGACGCGCCACGCTGGAGGAGGTGCGTGGGGCGCGAGAGGCCGCCTTCGCCGTCGACGCCGCCACCTCCGCCGCCGCCAAAGCCGCCGCCGCCGCCGTCTACGCCTCCGCCGCCGCCTTCGCCGTCGACGCCGCCTACACCGCCTACACCGTCTACGCCGCCGCCGACGCGCGCGCCTACGCCGCCTCCGCCGCCGCCGACGACGGCCGCCGCGCAAAGACACTCGCGTCGATGGCGAAGATTGTGCGCGCCCATCTCACGATGCCTAGCCCAACGGGAACGCAATAGATGCCTGCCGGACGTCCGCACTACCCCGACCCCGGCATCGCGCACGGCGTCTTCCGCGTCCTGCCCGTAACCACCGGCGGCTTCGTCGTCTACGACCCACGGAGGGCGCCCGCCAAGCGTCAGGTGGGCCCCGTCTTCAAACGTCTCGAGGATGCGGACTACGCCGCGCGCACCTGGCACGAACAAGGTCACGGATGATGAACTACAAGCTCGATGGTCATGACCCCGTTCCCGTAGACGACACGCTCGAGTGGGCCAGATGGTTAGAGACAGCCGACCGCCGCGTCGCTTCCGACGTCATCGGCCGCTACCACGTCTCGACGGTGTTCCTCGGCACTGACCACAACTTCACCGGCAACGGCGGCTGTCCCCTGCTCTTCGAGACGATGGTGTTCGTGACCATCGACCCGTCCGGCAATCGCCGTTACGCGCTCGACATCCAGCATCGCTACTGCACGTGGGACGAAGCGGTCGCCGGCCACGACGAGGTGAAGAAGAAGATGGAGTGGAGGCTGCGCAGTGAGCAATGACGTCGTCGTGGGTCGTCGTGGGTAGACTCCGCCGTCTCGACCCGAAGACTGCGCCAGGGACGTGTGACCTTTGCCTCCGCCCATGGCAGTTCGTCGAGGTGGAGACGAAGACGCGCAAGGCCATCCGTAGACGTTGCGCCCAGCATCGCCTCACGCCATCATCCAGTGCGTGACAACCGAGCTTTACATGGGGATGGTGGCGCCGGACATCTACCCCTTCCTCGCCACGCAGGGCGACAGCGGGCTCGACATGACGACGGTGACGGCCGGCGAGCTCCACGTCCTCAAGCCCGACGGTAGCCAAGTCGTATGGACCGCCACGCTATCGGGCGCGACCACGCTACAGGTGCAGCTCACGCACTTCTTCGGCGTCAGCCCCGACCTCGACATGGCCGGCGTCTACTGCATCTGGGCCAAGCTCACGGTGCCCGGTGGCTTCAAGCGGACGCTCGCCATCCGGAAGAAGGTGCGCGCGACCTACGAGGTCCCTGGTGGTTGACAGCGCCGAGGTCCTCGGTGGCCTTCGCACCGGCGGCCTCTCGCAGGTGCACGGCATCTTGCCGCCACCGCCGAGCGGTCTCGCCATCTCGCCCACGAGCGGGCCGACCGCCGGCGGCACCCATGTCACCATCACCGGCGCCGGCCTCACCGATGCTTTCTCTGCCAAGGTCGGCGGCAATCCCATCACGAGCTTCCTCGTCGTCGACGACACGCACATCACCGGCGTCACCGCCGCGCACGCTGCGGGCGCCACCGATGTCGTGGTCGCTGGCCCCGGCGGCAGCGCCACCGACCCCGGCGCCTTCACCTTCGTAGCGCCCTACGACCCGGCCACGAACCTGTCGCTCACCGCCTGGTGGCAGGGCGACAACTACAACCCGAATGTCATGGGGACGGCGACCGCGCTCGGGTCCGTCTCGCTCGGCACCTCCGGCAATTCGACCCAGAAGGCAACGCAGGGCGCGGGCATCGGTGCGCCCTCCGTGGGAGCGAGCCTCAACGGCCACCCCACGATGTCGTTCAATTCGGCCAATAGGACGCAGCTCGCCACCGCCAACGCTGCCTCGAACTACCTCAACGACCACACGTGGAGCGCCTGGGCCCTCGTCGACTTTTCGACCGCGAGCGCGAATAGCGGCGTCCCTTACTTGAACAGCCTCATCATCGACACCGAAGGCTTCTTCGCCGTCTGGTCGCTCGGCGCCTACGACAACTCGGGCACGCCGAACTTCCAGGCCTACGAGACCTCCGCCGGCAACGTCGTCGTCAACGCAGGGACCTACAACGCCTGGCACCTCCTTCAGGCGCGCTCGGACGGCAGCACCATCGAATTCCGCCTGGATAGCGGTTCCTGGGGCTCGCATGCAACGAGCGCCATTCCCACACTGGCGAACAGCGTCAACATCGCCGCGGGAGCGTTCATGGATGCCCTCGTCGCCGAGATTGCGCTCGCTGATACGAAGTTCAACGACGCGACCTTCGACAACATCAAGAGCTACATCAACACGCGCTACGGCCTTTCCCTTTAGAGGGACATCTGCTATCTCGAAGTGGATGCCCTTCTACCTCGGCAAGCGCGCGCAGAGGAACGTGCACCGCAAGTCGTTCCACCTGCTTTTCACCAAGAGGCAGTGGGAAAAGCTCGAGAAGCTCTCGTTCGACCGTCAGCTCACCGCGGCCGACGTCATCCGTCAGCTCATCGAAAAGGCCAAGTGAACTGGCAGCTCGCGCTCGCGACGGTGCTGCCCGTCGCTCTGTCCGCTCACCAAGACGGGGTGCTCGAATGCAACGACGGCGACAGGTACACCTCGGGCAAGGGTCAGCCACATCCATTCCATCGCCGGTTCACCCACTGGCCGAAGCGCGTGCTTCAGGCGACGAACTACCTTTCGCTCCTTGGCCTCGGTTACTGGTGCGGCGACTGGAAAAAGGCGCTCCTCCTTCTCACCCTTCCCGGGGCGTGGTTCATCGCCACGCATCCGACGGTGGTGGACGGTCCGCTCATGCTCCTTGCACTCCTCTCGGCGCACTACGCGCCCACGAATCCCCTGCTCTCGGTCTCACTTTCGCTCGTCGCGGGCATCATCCACGAGCGCGGGCCGGTCTTTGCTGCCGTCTACGCCTTCCATCCCTTGCCGCTCCTCGGTCTTCTCGGGGTGCAGTGGTGGCGAAAGCCTCCCGCGCGTGACAAGGACACGCTCGTCGGGCTCGGGACGCTCGCGGCCATCAAGGTGCACCGCTCCTACCAAGACTTGCTCGACGGAAAAATCGTGCTCGTCGGCCTCCGTGGCCTCCTTCCCCTGTCCGTCTACTACGGTACTAGCCCCCGAGCGCTTCTGGCTTTTCTTGTTGCGTACGGGTCCCGTCTTATCGGAACCGACACCTGTCGGTTTCTGTTCTGGGCCGCTCCGCCTCTGGTGTCAGAGCTGCCCGACTTGCCCGCATGGGTCATTCTCGTGCACGTCGTCACGTTCCGGAGAGCGATATGAAGCCGATTCTCGTCATCACGCACGCCAGGTTCGACACGCATCGACGCGCCGCGCTCCGAAACCTCGTTGACCAGCTCCGCATCGAGGCCCCCAAGCTGCCGTTCATCGTCATCGGCGACGACGACAGGAAGGGCTCGCTCTGGTGCTGGAAGACGGCGATGGAAAAGGGTCTGTCGACCGACGCGACGCACATCGTCCAGCTCCCGGACGACGCGGGCGTGTGCCGAGACTTCGGCCTGCTCATCGAGGCAGCCATCAAGGCGCGTCCGGATGACGTCTTCGACTGCATCGTCAACCATCCGCACGCCCACCGCCTGCAGACGCTCTGGTACTCGACCTTCGACGGCTACCTCGGGCACGGCGGCGTCTTCCCGCGCGCCCTTCTCGAGGAGTGTTTGCGATGGCGCGAGGACAACCGCGTCCCCGACACCTACCCGAACGATGCCGGCGTGAACCTTTGGGCCATGGACACGGGGAGGCTCATCTACAAGACCGGCTTTTCGCTCGTCCGCCACGACCTCCGCATCCCGTCGCTCGACAGCCACGACAACCAGCCCATCGAGATGCGGATGGAGCAGCGTTTCATCGACGACTACCGCCGCGGCATCCCCGATGACCCTCCGCAGCTCCTCCTTCGCACCTTCGGCGTGCCCGAAAGCATCGAGCCCGGGGCGCAGACGGCGTGTACACCGCTCGGACGCACCTACGAGTCGAATCACCTCGCGCTTCTGGAGGTCCTGAAGCCCACATCGACGCGCGTGCAGCGATATCTCGATGTCGAGCGCGACCACGGCGTCGACCACTCGCGACTTTCGCTCTTCATCGCGGCCCCGGCCTACCGCGGCGAGATAAAAAGCGACTGGATGCTCGCCGTCATCGCCGAGATTGAGATTCTGCGCTCGAAACAGGTCTCCACCACCATCGAGTTCAAAGCCGACAGCCTCATCAACCGCGCGCGCAATCGCCTGGTCACCAAGTTCCTGCTTTCGGACTGCTCACACATGCTGATGTGGGACACGGACAACTTTCCGACCGTCCCCGGCTTCTGCGCGGAGCTTCTGGCGTCCGGGCACGATGTCGTGGGCGGCGCGGTGGTCCTGAAAGACGGGAAAGGCGACAAGTTCGCGCTCCGCTTTGGTCAGACCGGCCCCGCGGAGCTGAAAGTGGAGAACGGCTGTATCCCGGTCGAGATGCTAGGCACGGGCTTCCTCATGGTGAGTCGAAAGGCCATCCTGAAGATGATTGCTCGCTACCCGGAGACCTACTACCGCGCCGGGCGCTGGATGGAGAAGGCCGGGCGTGCGGAGTGGCACCTCTTCGCCGACGCGGTAGTGAACCAGGACCATCTCTCGGAGGACTTCGAGTTCTGCCGGCGGTGGAAGGCCATCGGCGGGAGTATCTGGCTCCGTCCAGACATGGATTTCATCCACTACGGCGAGTATCCGTTTCAAGGCAGCTTCATGAAGACGTTCGTCAAGAAGGAGGAAGGCGATGCCGCTCGAGCGAGGCAAGAGTCGTAAGACCATCGGGAACAACATCAAGAAGGAGCAATCTGCAGGCAAGGACAAGGGCCAGGCCGTTGCTATCGCGCTGAACGAAGCGCGAAAGAGTGGCGCGGACATCCCGCCGCCGAAAAAGAAGCGCGGCAAGTTCGCGCGCATTACGAAGGGAGACTGAGATGAAAATCGGGGACTGCGTCATCTGGACAAACGCGGGCGACGGAAGCGGATGGGCACTCGCGGGAAAGGCGCGCATCGCCGGCTACGACCAGAACCGACCCTACTTTCGCGGGACCTCGCCGGGCAGCGAGAAGGGACCGCCTACGGGACCCGCGGTGCTCATCGTGCTCGACGACGTGAAGCCGGGCCTCGCGGAGGTCTGGGTGACGCCAGACGAGCTGATGCCGGACCTCGCGCACGTGGCCTCCGAGGCGGCCTTTCTGCGCGAGCCGTCTGGCGAGGCACACGAGGCGCCGTGATGCAGTGGAAGGTGCAGCTCTCCGACGGCAAGGACGTCACCATCGACGGGACGCATCTCGAAACCAACCGCACCGGCGCGCTTTGTTTCTACAGCAGCCCGCCGGGGCCGCACCTGCCCGATAAGCTGGTGCGCCTTATCGCGCCAGGCGTGTGGAAGCACGTCGTCTTGGTGAGTGAATGAGCTGGCTCGTCAACATCTTCCGGGCCATCTTCGGCCCATCGGTCGGGACGCTCGTGAAGCAAGCGAGCGTCTTCGGCCGCATCCGGCTCGAGCAGTCGGGCATCGAGCATCGCGGCCAGGGCGTGCTCGGATGGGTGTGCACCATCCGCGCGCACGAGCGGTCGCCTGACGAGCATCGCAAGGAATCGCACCCGCAGTTCTCTTGGCGTGGAGAGGGCGTGACGCTAGAGGATGCGCTCGTCATGGCCATCGAAGAGGTCAAAGACCTCCCGTCGACTGCGCGCATCGCGGGAGACCACTGGGCGCCGAGACTCGGGGGCAAGCGCTTTGACGAGTGAAATTCCGTCGCACCTTCTGCGGCACACCCGGCGCGCGGGGGACTTCCCGTTCCGCGCGCTGGGGAACCGCGTTCTTCTTCGCCGCATGCTCGAGGACACGAGTGCGTTCCTCGTTCAGGAGCGGCAGCAGCAGGTCATCCAGCTCGGCGAGGTCATCTCCATCGGCCCCAAGTGGAAGGCCGACATCCCCTGGCTCGCCGCGCTTCCGTGGCCGACCGAGGACAAGTATCGCTCGGGTCTACTCGACGACGACACGCTCGATACGGAATGGAAGCCGATGCCTCGCGATGTCGACTACCAGCGGCCCGCGTACAAGGAAGGCTTCTTCCAGGGCGACCTCGAAGTCGGCGACCTCGTGCTCTTCACCAACGCCCGCATTCTCGACCACTTCCATTGGGAGGGAGACGACATCCTTATCTACCCGGGCAACTGGCTCCATGGCGTGGTGACGGGAACGTTCCTCGCCGACAATCCCGCCGCGCGTCGCTACGACAAGGAGGGCTTCGAGAGCAAGGCGCCCGAGCACGGAGATTTCATGGCGAAGGCAAGGCCGGGCAAGCGCTGGTCCCACCGATGATAGAAGCAGGCATGAGCCTGCCGCTCGTCGCCCGTCCGATGATGGAGACCGAGAAGGCGCTCGTCCTGAAGCGCTGGAAGCTCGACCTCCTGCACGGGCGCGCGATGTGGAAGCGTGGGATGACGCCGCAGGAGCTTTGGACTGTGCTCGACACCATCCTCGAGAAGGTTACGCTCCCGTCCTGCGCCGTCTTCATGGCCGTTCACGAAGCGGAGCAGTCGACGCCTATCGCGTGGGTTGTCACCCGCAGCGGCAACATCCTTCACGCCGGCGCGCGCGAGTCGCTTCTTCGCGACCCTGAGGTCGCCGCTGCGGTGCAGCGCTTTCTCGAAAAGGAGACCGGGGCCGTCCCGGTGACCTATAGTCCTATCCTCGAACTACGGAGAATCACGTGACCATCACCTACCGCCGCATCGCCACTGCCTCGCTCGAAGCCCCCGTCCAAGACCCGTCCGACAGGAACATCCTGCCGATGAGCACGCTCGTCACCGTGGACCATGAGCACCCGAACCACCTCTGGCTCGCCGAGGCCGCGTGGGACGGATTGGGCATCGGCGACATCCAGGTCTGGAAGAACGCGAACGCCAACGCTGGCACCGGCCAGCCGAAGTTCGGCGACAACGGCGACCCGCTCGAGCCGGAGTGGGTCTGGTGGGCCGGAATCCCCCGTGGCAGAGTGAAGTCGTACAAGTTCGGCGGAGAGCACGCCGAACTGAAGCCTCAGACCGAGAAGCCTTTTGCCGAACGTCAAGAGAAGCCTGGAAAAGCTGGTCCAGCGCGCGCAAGCGGCGGGGCCGCCGCGTAGCGACGCCCAGATTCAGGCGGCCTGGCATCGGAGCTTCCTCCATCTCCACGACCCCATCGACTGGTGCCAGAGCGCCCTGAAGTTCAAGCCTGACCCATGGCAGGCCGATTTCATCCGCTGCACCGACCAGCAGGTCATCGTCAACGTCTCGCGTCAGGCGGGCAAGACGACGACGGCCGCGGCCAAGGTGCTGCACCGGGCGCTCTTCTACCCAGGCTCGACAATTCTCCTCGTTGCCCCGGCCGTCTCTCAGGCGAGCGAGTTCCGCGTCCGACTCGAGGACCACATGCGTTTGCTCGAGATTGAGCCGAGCGTGCGCGAGGACAACCGTCGCGCCCTGGTCTACAAGAACCAGTCGCGCATCATCGTCATCGCTGCCGACAAGGACACGGTCCGCGGATACACGCCGGCGATGGTCATCGAGGACGAGGCCGCGCGCGTGCCCGTCGAGGTTCACGAGGCGCTCAAGGGCTCGCTTCTCGTCTCGCAGGGCCAGCACATCCTCCTCAGCACGCCGGACGGGATGCGCGGCAACTTCTCCGCCATCTGGCACGAGCCGCAATCCGGCTGGACGCACTTCGCGGCCACGGCGTGGAAAAACCCTCGCGTCAAGCGCGCTGCGCTCGAGAAAAAGCGCGCAGAGTACGAGGCGCTCGGCCGACTCTGGTGGTTCGAGCAGGAGTACGGCCGCGAGGAGGACGAGGGCCCGTCGTTCGTCGCGAGCGCGCAGGGCCTGGTCTACCCGTTCGACCGAAAGAAGAACCTATGCCCGAACGTCCTGCCGGAGAACAGGCGCGGCTGGCAGTTCGTGCTCGGCGTCGACTTCGGCTTCACCGACTCCACCGCCTTCGTCGTGCTCGGATGGTGCGAGGACGACCCGCACGTCTACGTCGTCGAGAGCTTCAAGAAACGAGGTCTTCTCGCCGGCGAGGCCGCCGCCATCCTGAAGGGCCTGTCGCAGAAGTACAAGTTCGCGCGCATCGTCGGTGACACTTCGGGCTTCGGCAAAGGGTACGTGGAGGAAGCGCGGCGCCGTTTCCAACTCCCCATCGAAGCAGCGGAGAAGCACAACAAACGCGGCTTTATCGAGCTGATGGTCTCCGACTTCAAGACCGGCTTCCTGAAGGCGTTCCCTGGCAACGACGCGCTCATCGACGAGTGGGCGCACCTTCCGTGGGACGAGGAGCGAGAGCTTCCTGCCGATGGGTACGAAGACCACCTCTCCGATGCCACGCTGTACGCCTGGCGGGGGGCATGCCACTATCTCGAACGGGCTAGGCAGCCACGTCCGGAGAAGGGCACCGCGGAAGCGTATGCGCTCGAGGCCGAGGAGATGCTGGAAGCCCGAATTGCCCAGGTCACCAACAAGGACGGGGAGTGGTGGGAAGAACATCAGGAAGCGGAGGCGGAAGTGAAATGGCTCGAGCAGAGCTTCCCGACTTGGGCAAACTGAACGAGCTGCTCGACTCTGCGCGGAAGCGCAACGTCATCAAGCTTTGCTTCCATCCGAACGGCATGGTGGCCGAAGTCCTGATGGGACCGCCATCGGTGGCCGCCGCGGTGAAGAGAGACGCGAACGGCAAGAACCCCCAGCTCGAGTCTCGCCGCCAACACTACGAAGCGCTCCTCGGCCACAAGGTCACCGACCAATTCCTCGAGAACCTGCCGTGATGCCCATCGTCATCGACGGGCACTGGTGGGCGATGCTCCTGCCGGCGAGCCACAAGCATGCGCTCCGCACGATATCGGCCGCCTTTCGTGACCTCGAGCAGCTGAAACTCTCGCACCGCTTGCCGGAGCTGCCGGTGACGATTCGGAGGTTCTGATGGCTAGCAAGAAGCGCTCGACCATCGGCTCTGCCACCGGAGAAGGCTCGACGAAACTCTCCCCCGAGGGGATGGGTTCGACCGAGCGTTTCGTTTGGGAGCAGGCCGATTTCGATGAGGCACACCACGCATTCACGCGCTGGATTGACCACGTCCAGGAGCGCCCGTCGAACATCGACAGACGGAAGAGGAACCTCCTTTACGCCTCGCTCTACACGAACCTGCCGCTTCTCGGCTTTGGCGTGAACAGCTACACGCGGACCATCGCCCATCAGGGCCGTATCGCGCTGAACGTGTTGCAGAACGCCATCGACACCATCGTCAGCAAGGGCTGCAAGAACGACCCGCGGCCGATGTTCACCACGGTCGGTGCGGATTGGGAGCTTCAGGAGAAGACCAAGAACGTCGACGAGTACATCGACGGCCGCTTCATGGAGATGGACTACTACACGACGATTCACCCGGGACGGATGCTCGACACGCGCATCTATGGCCTGGGCGTTACCAAGGTCCACACCACCAAGACTCCCGACGGCATCCAGTCATGCGTCGAGCGACGCTACCCGTGGGAGATGATTGTCGACGACCGCGAGTGCATGTACGGCCAGCCGTGGCGCATCGCGGAGCGCAAGTATTGGGACAAGCAAGAGGCCTTCGACCACTACCGAAAGACGGGCAAGGGCGACAAGGAGTGGAATGAGGACCTGAACGCCGTCATCTCGAGCCGCGCGACGTGGACCGACCGCGTGGACTTCGACCGCGACGAGTCCTCCGAGCAAGTGGTCATCTACGAGGGCTACTCGCGCAAGACGAACGTCCGGCCGGGCAAAAAGATTATCTGCCTCCGCGGCAAGACGCTCGTGTTCAAGGACTGGGACAAGAGCGACATCCCCTACAACTTCCTCCGTCCCGAAGTCCCCACGATGGGCTTCTACGGCATTGGCGACTGCGAGCGCGCGGGCGGCGTGCAGGGCGAAATCAACCGCATCGTGCGCGACATCCAGATGGCGATGCATCTCATCGCCAAGCCGCACTGGATGGTGGAGGCCTCGAGCGGCGTCAACGCCACGAGCCTGAACAACGACATCGCGACCATCATCAAGTACAGCGGCACCGCTCCCGTCGTGTACACGCCGCAGTCGATGAGCACGGAGAGCTTCAAGCACCTCGAGTTCCTCGTTCGCTCGCTCTACGAGATGCTGGGCGTCAACATGCTCTCGGCCTCGGGGCAGAAGCCGCCGGGCCTGAACGCCGCCGTCGCCATCCGCACGTACCTCGACTCGGAGACCGTCCGCTTCTCGAACTTCATCAAGGCCGCCGAGCGTGCCGCCGCGCGCGATGCGTACAAGCTGGCGCTCGAGCTGTCCGAGCACAAGCCGAAGGGTCCCGTCTACGCGCCCCCTCGCGCGGGCGTCCGCTACCGCGTAGCGAAGGAAGTGACCTGGGAGCCGGTCGACATCAAGAGCCCGCTCGTGCAGGTCTACCCGACCTCGAAGCTGCCCGACACGCCGGCGGGGCGTCGTGAGTTCGCGCTCGAGCTGCCGCAGTACGTGTCGGTCTCGACCGAGGACGTCTACGAGATTCTCGAGATTCCGGACACCGAGGCTTTTGCCTCAGAGAAGCTCGCCGGCAAGTACAACGTGCGCCGCGACATCTCGCGCATCCGCTCGGGAGAGAAGATTGTCCGTGACGCCATCGGCGACCACAAGATGGCGTACACGATGATGCTCGACGCCTACGAGACGATGAAGCATGACGGCGCCCCGGAGAAGGTGCTGCGCGTGGCGCGCGCCTACTTCATGGCCTGCTACCGCTACCTCACCGGCAAAAACTACAACCTGCAGGGACCGAACCCGCTGCCCGGCGAGGGACCGCCGGTGCCTCCGCCGCCAGGCATGGCCGGCGCGCCGCCGATGGGCGGTCCCGCTCCGATGCTTCCGCCCGGGGCGCCAATGCCGCCTCCTCCGCCGATGCCGAACGGGGGCGTCCCGGCGGGGCCTCCACCACCTCCGCCGATGTGAACCATGGCCGACACGCAGCTCTCCACGATTGGACCCGCTCCCGCCACTCCCGACATGGACGTGGCGCAGAACACACCAGAAGCTTCGTCGGCGGCGCCGGCTGCCACGCCCCCCGCACCCGCTGTCCCCCCGGCCGGTCGAGAGCGCGCGCCGGCGCCGCCTGACGGAGACCGGCAATCGACCGCCTACCGGCTCGAGGGAATCTCGCGTCACGAGGCGCGCCTTCGTCGGCGTGACCAGGAGGCGCAGCAGCGCGACCACGGTTTCGCCGAGCGCGAAGCGAAGCTCGCCGCGCGCGAAAAAGAGCTGGAAGCGGCGCTCGAAGACCCGGTGAAGTACTACCTCGACAAGGGCAAGGACCCCGTCGAAGTAGCGAAGCGTTTCGCCAAGCCGGAGACGGAAGAGCAGAAACGCATCCGCATGCTCGAAGAGCGTGAGCAGGAGCGCGAGGAGCGCAGCGCGCGCGAGCGGCAGGAACGCGAGAAAGAAGAGGACGCGAGCCGCCGACACGAGACGCTCCGCACCTTCGTTAGCTCCATCACGCCCGACAACTGCCCGACTCTCGTCGTCGAGTACGAGGCACACGAGGTGCCGGTCCTGCTGCAGGAGGTGCTCGAGCGACCCGCGTCGCGCCCCCGAGACGTCGACACGCGACGCGCGTACGACCTCTTTCGCGAGGAGTACGGGCGCACACCTACGTCGTTGGAGCTGTTTCGCTCACTGCACCGTCGGTACCCAACGGAGCCGGAATTGCGCGAAGCCCTTGAGCTAGAGGCCCAGTCCCGTGCTACAAGTCGGGAGAGCAGGCGTGCAGGATACAATCCTCCGCCGCAGCAGGCGTCAGCAGAGCCCACCGCAGCCGGGCCCGAGAGCATCTCGAACCAACACGCTCCAGGAACCAACGGCGCAGCGCCCAAGAAAGCCTCTCTCGAAGAGAGGCGACGCAGGGCACGCGACGAGATGATTCGGGAGCTCGAGGGCGAGGGCGCCGAGGGATAGGCCCGCGTCGCTCGCCCATGGAGGCTGAGCGATGGGTGCAGCTACCCCGACAACGCACGACGCAATCATCAAGCACTTCTACCCCGACCCGAACGACGTTCTCATCGCGATGTATGAGAACAACACGCTTCTCGCATTCCTGAAGAAGCTGTTCGACGGATACGGAAAGAACTGGCACTTGCCGGTGCGTATTGCGCACACGGCCGGCCGTTCGCACGCCTACGCGAACGCGAAGGCGAACAAGACGGCGTCCAGCGTCGTCGAGTACCAGGTCAACGTCACGCAGAACTATTCCCTCTACTCCGTAGACGGCAAGCTTCAGCGTCAGACGGCAAACAGCAAGGGTGCCTTCGTCGAGGCGTTCGAGTTCGAGCTCGACAGCGCCATGGACGCGATGAAGCGGAACATGGGCTACGAGCCGTACCTGAACGGCGGCGGCGCCATCGGCCGCATCGGCACGTCTCCTACGGGCACGTCGACCTTCACGCTCAAGAACATCAACGACATCGTCAAATTCGAGCGGAATCAACCGCTCGTTGCGGCGACGACCGACGGCACCACGGGCTCGGTCAAGTTCGGCAAGATGTACGTCCTCAGCGTGGACCGCGACGCGGGTACCGTGAAGGTGACGAACACGCCGGGTGGCGCGGCCGTCAACTGCGACGACCCGTCGATGATTCCGACCGTCGCGACGAACGACTACCTCTTCACCGATGGCGACTTCGGTCAGGCCATCAAGGGGCTCGAGGCATGGGTGCCGAGCACGGCACCGACCAGTGGCGACTCGTTCTTCGCACTCGACCGCAGCGTCGACGCAGTGCGCCTCGCCGGCTCGCGTGTGGACCTCCGCACGCTTGGCCCCGAGGAGCAAGTCCAGAAGATGTGCCAGGTCTCCATCCGCAACGGCGGGAAGCTCTCGCACATCTTCGACAACGACCTCGACTTTCTCGCGCTCATCCTGACTCTCGGCTCCCGTCGCATCATCACGGACACGGAGATTGACGGCCAGATTGGCTTCGAAGGCGTCAAGATTGCGACCGGCGCCGGGACCGTCGAGGTCTACAGCGACTACAACAACACGCAGGGCGTCGGTTGGGGTCTCGACCTCGACAAGTGGATGCTCCGCGGTCCAGGCCAGTTCCCCTTCATCGAGGCCCGCGACGGTCTCCGCCTCCTCCGCGAGGACCAGGCGGACGCGTTCGAGGGACAAATCAAGGGGTACTACCAGATGCAGTCCAAGAAGGTCGCGGGCTCTGTCCGCGGTCAGTACACCTGAAAGGAGCTGGTGATGAGCGACCTCGGCATTCTCAAGAACCTCGACTACAACCAGCTCGGCGACAACCGCGACGTCACCAACGCGCAAGCGGTCATCAAGCAGCGCTACTCGCGCACCATCAACGTGCAGGTCGCCGCCGACGGCGCGGCCAACACGAACCTCGCCGAAGAAATCATCGCCCAGTATCCCAACTGGCCGGGCGGCGGTTTCGTCTCGGACATGCGCGTCACACCCGCTGCGAACGTCGTCGCGAACGCGTCGAACTACGCCGTCATCAAGCTGCAGTCGCGCGATGACGCCGGAGGCTCGGCGCTCACGGTTGGCCTCGTCAACACGGCCGTGACGAACATGACGAACTTCATCGGCACAGTGGCCACGTTCACCAACAACCAGCTCACGCTCTCTGCGCTGAGCAAGCTGACGCTCCGCCACGACAAGACGGGCTCCGGGGTGCAGCTTCCGGCCTACTCGTTGCTCGTCGTGGTGGAGGACACGTGAGCGGACGCTCTTGGTTCAAGGACACGAAGTCTACGAGCGTCGGGCTCGTCAATCTGTACTTCGCGTTCAAGACAAACGGCTCCTCTGACCCGGTGCTTACCGATGCCGCCACGCACGGCTTTGGTGGGCTCACGGGCGGAGACGGCTCGGGCACGGGCGTGGCGAACAGCGGGCCTGCCGCTATCGCCTCGCTCACGCACTCGGCCACCGGCGACCTGCTCATGACGCTCTCGGACAGCTATCGCTTCGTCCAGAGCGGCTACGTGCAGATTGACGACGGTGCCGACAACTACGAGGCACGGTGGGGCACCATCGCCAACGAGGGCCTCGGCAACGAGGGCGTCACTGGCGTCACGGCGCACATCATCGTGCGCGACCACGGCAACTCGAACAACACCGTCGACACCACCGGGCGCATCATCCGCGGCTGCCTCATCCTCAAGGACAGCGCGGTCGGTAGCTGATGGAACCGAAGAAGAAGTACGGGGCGCTCGCCTCCCTCACCGTCGCCAAGCCTCCTCACGAGGAGCCTGATGACGATGACTTTGGCGGGCCACCGGACGACGACGAGGACGACGCTCCTTCTGGTGCGCACGAGGTGGCCTACCAGGACATGGAGGACAAGCTCGGCTCCGAGGGAGCGTCAGCCGTCAAGGCCTACGTCAAGGCCTGCCTCGCAGAATCGGGTGAGTCGTACGGCAAGGAGTAGGGCATGGCACGAACGCGGACGGCGGAGAACCTGGTGCTCGACATCCGCCGCCGCGCGAAGATGCTCGACTCCGAGTTCGTAGACGACGACGAGATTCTCGAGCTGTACAACCAGGAGAGGGCGGAACTGAACCTCCGCCTTCGCCTGGCCGAGGGACAGCCGCACTTCTACGAGACGAACGACATCCAGGTCCTCGCGGGCACCATCAGCTACCCGACGCCGTCCGATTTCTGGGAGCTCCTGGGAGCGAAGGCGGTCATCGGCGGCATCTCGCGGGAGATGGAGCCGTTCATGGAGAGTGAGCGGCCGTCGCTGCAGAACACGCAGCTCATCATCCCGTATACGGCGACGCCTAGGTATCGTGTCGTCGCGACGCAGATTGACGTCCTACCGAGCACGCAGTCGTTCACGATGACCATTCGGTACGTGCCATGCGCCATCCGGATGTCGCTAGGCAACGCTCCGTCCGACACCATGGACGGCTTCAATGGCTATGAGTTGGCGTGCATCTACGGCTCCGTCGCGCAGCTTCTCGAGGAAGAGGAGAGCGACTCCTCCTTCTGGGAGGCGAGGAAGGGCCGCATCCTCACGCTCATCGACTCCGTGGCCGCGCAGCGTGACGCGGGGCACCCCGAGCGCGTGACGGACGTCGTCGGCCTCGACACCATCCTACCTCCCCTCTTCCCCTGGAAGTGACGGATGGCGAACAAGCAGAAAATTCCCATCACGCAGGTCCACACCGGCGACCGCTTGCAGAACGAGCAGCAGGCGCGGACGCGTGACGTCACGCAGGTCCTCAACGCGCAGCCTGTTCCGCTCGACGCCCGCCTCATCAAGAACATCTCTGTCCCCTCCGCGGCATCCTTCGTCGTCAAACACAAGCTTGGTCGCAAGTTCACTGGCTGGGCCGTCCACCGCGTGCAATGCACCGGTAGCGCGCCCGGCATCGTGGAGACCCCGCAAGCGCCGATGCTCGACGGGTCGCAAGTCACCTTCACCAACACCAACGCGTCCGGCGGCGGCGTCCTCGCCGACATCCTCTTTTACTGATGGTCCTCGAATCCGGCCTCAAGTGGTTCCCTCTCGCGTCGGGCCTGCAGGAAGGCATCGACCCGCGCACCGCTGCGCCCGGGACCATCGAGCTGCTCGAGAACCTCTACTGGAACAAGGACGGCAAGCTCGAGCTGCGCGCGGGCACCGTGGCGCTCTCCAAGAACATCGCCGGCGGCGGCTCCATCTCTTCGGCGCTTCGCCTCGGCGCGCGCGGCAACGAAGTGTTGCTGACGGACGGCCAGAACTGGTTCAGCTACACGACCGCCGGCACGTGGGTGAACACGGGCAGCATCCCCGAGACGCTCGTTCTCTGGCGCCCGCTCCTCGACACCGTCAATGGCGTGCGCTCGAGTGACATCGGCTACCTCGGCGGCGTCAGCCGTATCGTGCATGCGTGGGTCACCGGTGACCCCACCGGAGAAGGCGCGGGCGGTGTCACCTCACCGGACTACACGGGGACCGTGTTTCTCGAGGTCCTCGATGGCAAGACCGGCGTCCGTACCACCGACTCGTCGCCCATCTACCAGTCCGGCTCGCCCGACACTGGCGCCAACTACGTTCGCGTGGTCACCAATGGCGCGAACGCGACCGAGACCCAGGGCTACGCCGTCCTTTGGAATCACACCGCGGCCATCCGGCTGAGTCTCGACGGCGGCGCATTCGTACAGCCGTCCTCGCTGACGTCCGGACAGCAGGGCGGCATCGAGAACACGACGGCGTTCGATGCGCTCGACCTTGGCGACGGCACCTTCGTCGTCGCCTATGCAAACAGCAACATCTCGGGGGCCATCTACCTCCGTCGCTTCGACTATACGGGCACGCTCCTCACGTCCGGGTCGGTGACCGGCGAGACGAACACTACCGGCATGTCTTCCATCTCGCTCTGCGGCTCGGTTGCCGCCGGCGTGCTTTGTATCGGCTACTCGTGGGACTACAACGGCTCGACGCAGAAGTTCCGGTTCGCGACCGCCAATCCGACCACGCTCGCGCAGGTTCTTGCTCCCACCGATATCTACGTAGGCACCTCCAACACGTTCCGCACCAACGTCGCCATCGAGATGGAGGACGCCACGCACGTGGCCTACCTGGCTGAGGGCGGCGACCCGCTCAGCGGCGCCGCGTCGTGGAAGGTCACCATCTCGAGCGGCGCAGCGGTCAACCAGCACCTCGCGCTCACGCAGCGTATCCTCTCCAGGCCGTTCGTCATCAACGGCAAGGTCTACGCGTACCTCGGCGAGAGCAACGGGTCCTCACTCAGCGTGAGCGGTGACGAGCTGCAGTTCCCTGGTGCGAACAGCTATCTCGTGGAGCTGCGGACGGACACGAATCCGCCGGCAACCTACCCCCCTCGCTACGTCGGCCGCGTCGAGACGCTCATCGGCGGTCTCTGGGGCCTCGGCACGTGCTGCAACGTCCCGCGTGTCCTCGCCACCAGCGAGCACCTCTGCGCCATCCCATTCGTCGACGACGACCGCGTGGTCGCTCGCTCGTGGAGGCAAGGGCTTCACCTCGTGAGCACGTCGGTTGGCGTGGCGCAGACGAGCATCGAGCTACTGGACCAGCCGCGTGACCTCTGGGGCACCATCGAGATGCAGGGAGAGTCGTACCTCTCCGGCTCGCTCCTGATGGTCTACGACTCGCGTCGTCCGTTCGATTACGGCTTCCCGTGCTCGTACCCGCCAGCGTCCGGTGGCCCGCTCTCGACCGGCGGGCACATGTCCGACGGGACCTACCAGTACGCGTTCGTGCCCGAGTTTCGCTCGGCCGCCGGCATCCTCCATCGCGGCCCAGACTCCGAGCCTGCGTTCTTCGTCTTGAGCGCGGGTACCAGCGTGCAGCGCGTATCGGTCACGCCCATCCCTCAGGTTGAGGCATGGAAGGGTCTCGACACGACGCTGAACGGCCCTAGCAACGAGGCGCTTCGCGTGAACCTCGCCGTATACCGAACGGAGGCCGGCGGCTCGGACCTGCACCGGCTCACCTTCCAGCCGAACTTCGCGGTCGCGTACAACGACCCCACGCAGTTCGTTGCCTTCCTCGACACGAGCGCGGATGCGGACATCGACCATGCCGGCGGCGCAGACGTCGTTTCGCTCAATTCGCGGCCGCTCATCTACACCGCCGAAGAGCTGGAAGAGTTCGCCCCGCCGTCGAATACGTTCGTCCACTTCCACAAGAACCGCATCTTCCTCATCGCCGGCGACCGCCGCACCATCTGGTACAGCAAGGACTTCACCGAGAACGAGGGCACCGCCCCTGGCTTCCATCCGACGCTCGTCCTGAACTTCGACCAGGACCTCGTGGGCATGGCCACGATGGACGACAAGCTCGTCGTCTTCTCGTCCGAGAGCATCTGGTACGTCATCGGCGACGGACCCAACTCCCAGGGCGACGCGTCGGACTATCAGCCGACGAAGGTGCAGACGGACGTGGGTGCCATCAACCCGCGCTCCTTCGTCTCGATGCCGGCCGGCATCATGTTCCAGTCGAGTCGTGGCCTCTACATCATCACGCGTTCACTCGAGATTGAGTGGATTGGCAAGTCCGTTCGCGACACGCTCGCCGCGTACCCGGTCATCACGAGCGCCACGCTCCTTCACTCGCTGAACCAGGTCCGCTTCACCTGCAACACGACGGACGGGACGAGCGGTATCGTCATCGTCTTCGACCACGTGCGTGGGCAGTGGATGCGCTTCCGATACTCGGATGGGGCCAGCGTCTCCTCGACGCCCATCGCCGATGCGATGACGCTGGGCGACACCTGGTACTTCGTCACCCCTGGTGGCCAGGTCTACAAAGAGGACGCGACCGTCAACACGGACGCCGGCCAGTTCGTCCCGTTCGACGTGATGACGGCAGAAATCTTCGCGGATGGTCCGCTCGGCTACCAGCGCGTGCGCCGCGCGTACATCCTCGGCGACTCCTTGACCGACTGCACACTCACGCTGCAGCTCTACGTCAACGGCCGGAGCGTGCCCGACCAGTCGCGCTCATGGTCGGCGAACGAGCTTTACACCCTGAAGAGCGCGAACGTCGGCATCCACGTCAAGACGCAGAAGAACAGCTCCTTCAGGTTTCGCGTCACGAGCGGCGCCCCGGTCGGTCTCGGCACCGCCGTCGGCAACGGCACCAGCGTGACGCTCTCCGCGTTCGGCTTCGAGATTGGCACCAAGAAGGGCATGGACAAGCGTCCGGTCCTAGCGAGGAAATGATGGCCCAGCGTCAGCAAGGACAGATGAATGCCCTCGACCCCGGCGACGCGAACAGCGACGCGGGACTACAGAACCGCAACTCTTACGGCGGCTACGTGGGCGGCGCGACTGACGCAGCGAACCGCTATCAGGGGATGGGCGCGGCCGGCGACCAGCGGCAAGCCTACCAGCCGAACTACGGCGGCTTCCAGTACGGACAGTCGCAGGCGCAGCAGGGTATGCAAGAGCAGCAGCAGGCCCAGGACCTCAACATCGCAGCGGCGCGCGGCCAAGCTCCGAGCCAGGCGGAGATTGCGGGCAAGGCCGCGATGGACCGCTCGCTGGCGAATCAGGTCTCGGCCGCTGGCTCCGCCCGTGGCGGTCCGACGGCCGTCGCCGCCGCGAACCGCAACGCTGCGCGCACCAACGCCGGCAACGAAGCGCAGATGCAAGCCAACATTCAGGCCGGTCGCGCGCAAGAGATGGCGCAAGCGCGGGCACAAGCAACAACTGGCGCGGAGGGCATCACCAAGTCCGGCCTCGGCTATGGGCAGAACGCGCTCGGGCAGACGGGGCAGGAGTCGGCGAACGAGCTGGCCCAGCGTCAGCTCAACCAGCAGAACGAGCAGTACTACGAGGGCCTCGCGAACAACGTGAACGACGTCCAACTCGCGGCCAACCAGAGCGCGCAGCAGGAGGCCGACTCGCGTCAGAATGCCAACGCCCAGCGCTCCGCGGAGTCGTCGAACTTCGGCTGGGGCAAGGTCATGGACGTGGCGCAGATGGCCGGCAAGGGCGTCGGCGCAGTCGGCGGCGCGGCAGCGTCGGGCGGCGCGGCACCGGCTGCGGCGGCAGCGGCAGCGCGCGGCGGCCCCATCTACCCGCGCGAGGAAGGCGGCGAGGTGAAGGGCGTCGACGTCGTTTCGGGCGGCGGCGCAGCGAAGGAGGGCATCGGCCCTGGGCACGGCGCGCCGGCCCCGTCCACGTGGGGGACGGGGACAGCCAGGCCCAGCGCGGAGGATGAGCAGCGGCAGGCGGAGACCAACCGCATGCGCGGGGACATCGAGCAGTCGCTCAACTACAAGTACGGCGGCAAGGCGGCCGAGGAGCAGGGCAAGCGAGACAGGGGCATCATCGAGGCGGACAAGCGGGCGCGAGCCACGGGCCTTTACGACAACGCCAAACAGACGCGGGAGGAGAAGCTTGCGCTCCTCAACGCGCAGTACAACCAGGGTGTCGAGCAGCAGCAGGCGCCGGCGGCGGCGCCCACCGCTCCGCCGCACCAGGCCGCTCCCGCTGACCCCGGCGGCCCCGGCAAGCCTGGTGGCTTCTGGCGTGGCTTCAGCGGCTTCGCGCAGGGTCTGAACAACGGCCCCGGCATCTTCGGCGGCGGCCGCCCGAGTGCGCAATACAACCCGTACGCCTATGGCGCTCGCGCGCGCGGCGGCCCTGTCGAGCCGCGCTTCTTCGGTGGTTCCATGGCTGGCGCTCAGGTCGACCCGAGCAGGCCAGGCGGCGCGAACCGCGGCGAGCTGGGAGAAGAGGGCGTCAGCGGCCTCGTGAGCGGCACCATCGGCCACGAGAACGCCGTCGTGCAGGGCGCCATGCACCAAAATGGCATGCCGAGCGCAGACGCGCGCGGCGGCGCGCAGGACGACGGCGGCGTCTACCTCGTGGGCGAGGAAGGCCCGGAGCTGGTGGTCCCGAAGGACAAGGGTTGGGTCATGACGGCCCAGCAGACCGCTGCGCTCTTGGGCGCGCCTCCGACCACGCAGCAGAAGGCGGGCATGAGGGACATGGGCATGTCCTACGGCAACGCCCGGCCGCGTGCCGGCGGCGGCGGAGTGGAGCGCCAGCCGCGCGCGTTCCTCGACGATTCCTTTCAGGACGCTCCTCCGCAGGACACTGGCGGCGCGAAGCTATCCGGCGAGAGCCCGAAGTTCGCGGTGCGCGAGGCTCCTCCCCCCTCGCCGCCGCCGGCGCCCGCTCACCCCGCGGCTCCCAAGCAGGCAGAGCGCGCGATGACGCACGAGGAGATGTCGAGGGAAGCCGACCGCATGTTGGCCGCGACGCAGGCGCAGAAGGAGGCCGCGCTGCAGCAGGGACCCTCCGTCACCGGCAATGCCGACTGGCTCGACCAGTACATGGCCGGGCAGCGCGAGGAAGGCGGGCCTGTCTCTGAGCAGCACGGCGTCTTCGAGAATTTCCGTGACAACGTGAACCACGGCATCGACCGCGTGGCTTCTACCGCTGCGCGCGTGCCCGAGGCAGCGCACGCAGGCTACAGGGCGGCGCGCGACGTCTTCAAGCGAGATGAAGGCGGCGAGATGAGCGGCACCGCGGAAGGCGTCGCGAAGCGCGCGGGCGAGAAGGTGCAAGGTCGCGTGAACGCCGACGAGGACGCTCCCACTCCGGAGCCGAAACCGGACCTCACCAAAGAGTTCCCGAGGAAGGTGGAGACCGGGCACCACCGCGTACTCGATGTCTACGACACGTCCGGGGCGAAGAACCCGACGACGCAGTCCTACCCCTACAAGCGGGTAGGTCCCACGGCTGCGCGCGAGGAAGGCGGCCCCGTCGAAGAGAAGGGAAGCTGGCTCGAGCACGTGGGCAAAAAGATTACGGAGGCGACCGGCGGCGAGGAGGCACGAAACCGTCGCGCTGATGCCGTGCAGGACTTCCGTGTGAAGGCGAACGACGCGGTCAACAACTACACGCGCAAGGGCTACGAGCACTTGCCCGAGTTCATGAAGCCGGCCGCGATGTCCTACTTCCGCAACATGGAGCACCTCACCGGCTACAGCCATCCTCGCGCGCTCGGCGGCCTGGTGCGCCCTTCTCCGGGTCGAGCTCCCATGAGGTACGGACATGGCCGGTAACACTGGTGGGCAGTCGGCAGCGGACGACGAGGCGGAGACCTTCCGCCAGGCGGAGGAGGCTGCGCGTCGACGTCGCGACGCAACCGCGGCCGCGACCCTGGCGGACGACGGCGTCCCGCTAGGTCCCATGGGCGGGCAGAGTATCGGTGCGCCAGCGCCTCCGGCTAAGCCCACACCGAAGCCCGGCGACGAGTACACCGACGAACAAAAGGACCAGATTGTCGCCATGGGCGGCACGCCGGAGAAGGCTTCGCTCGGAGGCTTTCGGTTCCCTGGCCAGGCCCCCGCCGGCACTCCGCCGGAGATGATGGCCAGGCCGGCAGGCACTCCGCTCAAGACGAGCGTAGAGCGAATGAACGAGGCTGCCGCGGCGAACGCTCCGCCAGCCCTACCCCCGCGCGCCGCCCCGGGCCCAGTCGGCGGCGGCGGAGGGATGGCCATCATCCCGGGCGGCTGGCAATACGAGCACGCCAAGCTGGGAAAGTCGCCTGCTCCGGCAGCGCTCCAAGCGTACGACGACGCGGATGCACTCGAGATGGAGGCAGCCGAGGGTCACCGCAACGCGGACGCTGCGTACTACGCGCACGTCAAGGGCCTGGCCGAGGCGCAGTATGCAGCGGAACAGGGCGCGGCGAACGCGCACGCCGATGTCCAGCAGCGTCGCGATGCAGAGGTGCGCTCACGCATCGACGAGATTGAGTCGATGAACGCGGAGCTGCAGAAGGGCATCGACCCCGAGCACTTCTGGACGTCGAGGCCCGCGTGGGCGCGCGTTCTCGGAGCTATCTCTATCGGGCTAGGCTCCGTCGGTGGCGGTCAGAACCCGGCGCTCGCCATCATCGAGTCGGCCATCGACCGCGACATGGACGCGCAGAGGTCGAACCTCGGCAGGAAACAAAAAATCATCGGCAACAAGATGGACATCCTGAACCTCCACAAGGAGAGGCTGAAGAACGAGGATGCGGCCATCGAGGCGACGCGCCTCGGCTACTACGACGCCACGCTCCGCCAGCTCGATGCTTTCAAGGCCGAGCACGGCATCGCCGACAACGACCCGCGCTACATGGAGATGAAAGCCGACATCCTCAAGAACCGCGGCAACACGCTGAACAAGCTCTGGTACATGGGCCAGGCAGAGATTACGGCGAGCTACCGCGGCCCGCAGGTGGTTGGTGGCGGCGGAGGTCAGGGCCAGGGCTTGGAAGATACTGGCAACGTCATCACGCTAGGTGACGGCACCTCGTGGGACATGGGCAGCTCCGACCCGGCCAACAAGGCGCGCGAGCGCATCGTCGCGCTGCAGCAGCTCTCCGACATCAACGCGCGCATCAAGCAGCATCGGGCCACCGTCACGGGCCTCATCAACAAGGGCGCCGGTCACACCGACCCCGAGTACATGGCGGAGATGAAGACGCTAGAGGACCTGGAGGGCCTCAAGATTCCGCTCTGGTCCAAGGCCACCGACGGCAGCGTCGTGCGCGAGGGTGAGCGCGAGGCCATCGGCAAGGCGAACATCGGCGCCACCGAAGGCCTCGGTCACACGGCCATCGTGGCGCGCGGCGTTCCGAAGCTGGACGACTACATGAAGGGCGTACGCGGCGCGACCGACCGCATGCTCGACCAGCAGAGCGACCAATTCATGCACATGCAGCGACAAGAAGCGTCGGCCGCTGCAGGCAAGCAGGTGGAGCGCGGCTACGTCAGGAACGCCCAGGGCAACCTCGAGCCCCGCATCAGGTACCAGGGCGTCAACGCGAAGCCGACCGAGTTCCGCCCGTCGCCGACGTTCCGGGACGACCGTGGCCGCTCTCGCTACTCCTCCGAGCGGAAGCTCTCGGAGGACTTCGACGAGGCTCCCGACTACGGTTCGGTCGGTACGTCAGCGACAGCGGGCGCCGGCGGCGGCAAGCGCAGCCACCACAGGAAGTAGATGGCCGAACCTCGCGTCCCCGTAGAGCTGCCTGATGGGTCGACCGGCACCGAAGTCGCGTCGAACATCAAGAACCTGCCTCCGGGCTCGCGCATCCTCACGTCCGCGGAACACGAGGCAGCGAAAGAGGCCCTGAAGGAGCCGGAGTCGGCGACGCTGGGAAGCGCTGCGCGCGATGTGGCCGAGACCTACGCGGCCGGACAACACGGCTGGATTCGTGGTGTCGGCGAGGCGCTCGGCACGCCGGTCGACGAGAGGGCGACGCAGGTCGCGCGCCTCTTCGGCAAGGAGAACGAGGCCAAGGCGTACCTGAAGCACCTCGACACCGAGCATCCCTACATGACCGGCTGGATGGGGGCGCTCGGCCAGACCGGCGGCGCGCTCACCGCCGCGGAGTTGATGGGCGCGCCCGGACGTCTCGGCGCGCCTGCTGCGTCTGGGGTCGCCGGCGTCGCGGGCCGAATGGCCTACGGCGGCATCGAGAACACCGTCGCTGCCACGACGCACGACTTCAACGAAGAGGCGCTCGGGGAGTCGAACACAAACGGCGAGAAGATGGCCGCCTCCATTCCCAAGCACTTCCTCCTTGGCGCCGGGACCGTGGGCCTCTTCGAGGGCGCGGCGGCCATCGGTGGCAAGGCGCTCGGCGCGGTCGCCAAGCGGGCAGCGCCGGAGGCAGAGGTCGCCGCGGAGCGCGCGCTCGGCGAGGAGGCCGGCGCTGTAGGGGAAGAGGCCCTTGCCGCGGGACGTAAGATTCGCCAGGCCGCCGGCGGCATCCCCAAGTCGCGAGAGGGCATGATTGAGGCCCTCGAGAAGGAGCAGGCCGCGCAGCGGGGGCGGGAGCAAGCCGGCGTCGAGCAGGCCATCGACAGCCTACGGGCCGACCACACCAGGGGAGCTTCGGAGCAGGTCATCCGACAGGAGGCGCGCCGTAAGGCGGTCGCCGCAGAGGGCGCGGCGGCCACCGAAGGGGCTGAGCGAGCGAGCGCAGAGGCCCAGCTCGACGCTGCAGCGCGCGGCGGCGCGCGTGTGGAGGAGACGGAGCTGTCCGGCGCCGAGCGCATCCGCTCGGCACACAACGAGGCCGCGGCGGCAGCGCGCGAGGTGGCCTCGCTCGAGGGTTCGCACGGGACCGCCTTTGAAGAGGAGATGGCGCGCGCGTCGGGCCTGCGCGACACGTTGCAGGAACACTATGGCGCGCTGCGTCAGAAGCTCGACGACGAGCACACGAAAGCCGAGGGCCTGGCCTGGATTCTGGGCAAGGAGCGTCAGCAGAACGCCGACAAGCTCGTCGAAGCGATGAAGACGCTGCAGAGTCAGGGGACCGGGCCCGACCGGATGGCGCCCAGCGACTTCGACGCGCTGGTGGACGAGATGGCCGGCATCATGTCGTCGGAGCGAGGGCGCGCGGACCCGAACGTCCGCTGGGCGCTCGAGGGCCAGATGCGCCAGGTCTACGCGAAGGAGCTGGAGAACTTCGCGTCGGCCTCGGAGGGGATGCAGAACCACGTAGACCGGCTGCAGAAGCTCGCCGACCAGCTCGAGAAGTCCCACGTCCAGGCGCTCGAGCATCTCGAGCAGACGAAGGCCGCGCGCCTGGACCTCGAGACCGCTGCCGCCAAGGACATCAACACGGCCTCCGCGCTCCGCGACAAGCAGATACGCGCCTTCGCCGAGGCCCGCTCGGAGGAAGCCATCAGGGCCGGGGAGGCCTCGGTTGGCGCGGCGCAGCGCGTCAAAGACGTGGAGGCGCAGGTGGCGCGCGACATCGAGCGCGCGCGCGGCATGGGCGAGAAGGAGGTGGCGAAGGTCGCCAAGGTGTCTGAGGCCAAGGTGGTCGCGGCACGCGCGGAGGCGGAGGCGAGTCGCGCATCCTACGAGCGCATCGCAGAGAGGGAGCGCGCCGGGCTCGCGCGCGAACAGGCCCGGGCCGAGAGGGCGATGCCGAAGGCGACCGGCAAGACAGATGTGGACACCCTGCTCGCGGGCGCGCGGAGGGCTCGACCCGCGAACGATGTCCCGCTCGTCTCCCCCGGCGCAGGCTTCGGCGCAGCCGTCTCTCTCCTCCACGGCCATCCTCTCGGCGCTGCAGGGGCGCTCGTCGGCAGCCTCGTCGCCGGTCGCCTTCGCGCGTCGCAGAACCTCCTCGCCGCGCGCGCCATGGGCGCCATGGCCGAGCGCCTCTCGCGCATGGACCTCGCCATTCAGCGCGGAGCGGCCTCCCTCTTTGGTCGCGCCGGCGGGCGCGCGGCGGCGGCAGCCGTGCGTGTCGAGGGTCAGGAGAAGCAGAAGGAGCCGACATTCGAGGAAGTGTCGAAGAGCGTCATCGCTGCCAAGGCCAACCCGGCCATCGTAGAGAAGCACGTGCGCGACCGCTTTGGCGACGCCGCGAAGTACGCGCCGGCCGTGTACACGCAAACGCTCGCCAGCGCGCAACGCGCGCAGCAAGTGCTCGAGGCGCACCTCCCCATCCCGCAGCGTGACCCCGCATCGCTCACTCCGCACCTTGACGACCCGGGCGTATCCGCGTCTGAGAAGGGTGAGTTCATGAACCTGTACCGCGTGGTGAACGACCCGCTCAAACTCTTCGAGGAGACCGTCCACGGGACCATCACCGACCAGCAGGTGGGCGCAGTGAAATTCATCTCTCCCGGCATCTACAAGCAGATGGTGTCGGAAATGAACCGCGAGGTGGCCAAGCAGATTCGCCCGGTGCCCTACCAGCGCGAAATCTCCATCGGCACCTTTCGCGGCAGCGACACGAATGAGGTACTCAATCGCGACTTCCAGGACGCCATGGCGGCGTCCTTTGCGGACAAGGCGAAGGGCAACGTACCGCAAGGTTCCAAGCCCATGAACGCGCAATCGAAGCTGTCGAAAGACTTGGAGTCGACGACGGAGAAGGTGCAGAGAGGAGACATCTGATGGACCCGAGGTTTATTGAGTCCGGTGCGTCGAGCTACGTGAGCCCCGAGGCTGGCGAGAAGACGAAGACCATCAAGACCGGCGCCGGCAAGCTTTTCTACATGCGCATCGCCAACACGACGAGCAGCAAGGTCTACGCGTGGCTGTTCGACGACGTCTCTGCGGCGGACAACAAGACGATTCTCTGCCCGCCCATCCCCGTCGCGGCCAATAGCGATGCTGTGCTCTTTCCCTACCCGCTCGGCTTTACCACGAACCTCATCGTATCGAGCAGCTCGACGCAGACGAGCTACACCGCCGGCGGCAACAACGACCTTCAGATTCACGCGGTCTACAAGTAGATGCTGCTCATCCTCCGCCAGCCACACGGGGGCGCCGTTCTGCCCGCTCCTACCGGCATCTCCCCCAACTCGGGGAGCACCGGCGGAGGCACGTCCGTGACCATCTCCGGCTCCGGCTTCATCGGCGCCACGGGCGCGACGGTTGGTGGCGTGTCGCTCACGAGCTTCTCTGTCGTCAGCGACGGCACCATCACCGGAGTCACGGGCGCGCACGCGAGCCCTGGCACAGTAGACGTGGTGGTGCAGGGGGCCGCTGGCAACGGCACGCTCGCTGGCGGCTTCACCTACAGCTTCGACCCTGCGTCCCTGTCCCTTCAAGGCTGGTGGCGCGGCGGCGACTACGATGGCAGCGTCACGTGGACGGGGACAGCCAGCGCCGGCAACTCCGGCTCGCACAACCTCACCGTCAACACGGGCTTGCCCACGAACGGCGGCGCGACGCTTAACGGACACACGACCATCCACTTCTCCGGCGGGGCCTTTGGCCCGTCGTTCCAAAACGCCACCTTCGCAAACTTCGTGTCGGCTAGCGCATGGTCGTCCTGGATGCTCATCAACTTCGTCGACGAGCCGTCCGACAACGCCGACACCAACCCATTCGGCAATGCCAACGTGTGGCGCGACGATAATGGCGACGCCGGCGTCTTCGTCCGCTCGACTGGCCCTGGTGTGCAGGCCGCGGTCAACGATGGCGCCGTCAAGTGCGCGTCGACCACGTTCACGAACGGTGCCTGGCACCTCCTTCAGGCCCGATTCAATGGCACGAACGTGGAGGTTCGCGTCGACAACGGCTCGTGGGTTACGCACGCCGCCGGCAACATGACGTCCAACATCGGCCAGCTCCTCGTCGGCGAGGGCATCTCCAACGCCATCCACGGCGACATGGCAGAGATGTCGCTGGCGAACACACGCTTCAGCGACGCTACCTTCGACAACGTCCGCGGCTACATCAATTCCCGCTACGGGCTATCGATATGAGCGACCAGGAATCCAAGGCCACGACGCCTATCTCCAAGGACGAGATTCAGAAGGGTCTCATGGAGAAGCTCGTCAACGTCGTCAACGACCTCAAGCAGTCCATGCAGGAGGACATGAAAGAGGTCCGTGCGGATATCCGCATCCTCATCGAGTCCGACAGGTCCCTCAGCGACCGGATGATGCGCGCGGAGAAGCGCGGCGACGAGTTCGCGGAGTGGCGCGCACGCGCATCCGACCGCGCCAAGCAGCCGAGCCAGGTCGACCTCGAGCTACAGGCCTCGTTCGCACAAGAGAGGGCCGCGCGAGACGAGCTACAGAAGAAGGTCGACCTCATCGAGCAAGAGACGAGCGCCCAGACGCGCGTGCTCCACCGACTCGACAAGCTGGCGCACCAGCCGGCCATCAAGGTCATCCTGCACGCCATCGCCGTAGGCCTCGTCGCTTATCTAGCCAGCAAGGGCATCCACCTCGGAGGCAACTGACCATGCAAGTCATCCACTACGTCATGCTCGCGTGCGCGGCACTCGCCGCCGGACTCACGCAGACGCAGGACCAATTCCCGCCCGCGTCGCTTCCGTACATCAAGGCCACCATGGCCGTGTGCGTCCTGCTCACCGCTGTCCTCGGCGCCATCTCGCCGTCGGCCAGCCTCGGTAAGGAGCAGGCCGCGCAGGGGAAGAGGGCATGAAGAAGCTCGCGCTCGTACTCTTCCTGGTCGCATGCAAACCGGCATCCGGCCCCATCGTCGACGCGGAGTCTGGCGTCGTGGACGCGGCGGTCAGCACGGTCAACGACGTATGCTCGCTTCTCGAAGTAGTCGACTCGAGCGGCGTCCTCCGCACCATCTGCGCCACGGTGGAGGAGATTGCGAGCATCATCGCGTTTATCCTGACGCTCCGGAGCGCAGACGCCGGGGCTGCGCAGTGCACGACGACTCTCCCCGGCACCTCGTTCTGCGCGACCAAGGACGAGGTGGCCAAGGGCATCGCCTACGTTCTCCGGCTTCGCCAGGCACGTCTGCTCGTGGACGGAGGTGCACGATGACGCCGACGCAGGAAATTCAGTTCCTCAACATCTCGACTGGCAACATCTCCGACGAGAGCATCCAGGCCTACGTGGCGGCGCAGGGTAAGCAACTCGCGCGTGACTTCGCTCCCGTGTGGGGTCGCTGTCCAGCGCTCCGCTTCTCGTCGGGCGCCTTCGTCGCCACGGACAACGCGACGCCCGGCTACATCGGCGGCGCGAGCGACGTCCCCGGCGCGCTCGGCTACCACGACGAGGGCAGCGACGGCCTGCAGTACCTCAAGGTCTTCGACATGCAGGGCTACGACTGGCGGACGACGGCGAGCCATGAGGTGCTCGAGCTCGCCGCGGACGGCCCAGCGAACATGTGGGCCAACAACGGGCAGGGCACGCAGCTCATCGCCTACGAGGTGGGCGACCCCGTAGAAGGCGACACCTACGACGTCGACGGCGCGCCCATGTCGAACTTCGTCCTCCCCGCATGGTTCGACCCGCACGCCTCGGCCGGCTCGCAGTTCGACTTCATGGGCAAGCTCGCTGCGCCGTTCACCATGACGCCCGGCGGGTACATGATTGTGTGGGAGCTGACGGGCACGCCGACGCAGGTCTTCGGCGCGCGCGTGGAGCCGCTCTACCCGAGCGTGTACATCCACTTCGGCCCCGCGGTGCCGGATGCCAAAGTGCACGGCATCCTGGCCAAGTACGCCAAGACGCTGCGCCGTCACCCTCGACGCCCCTGAAAAGAGCAAGGCGCCCGGTGGACCATCCACCGAGCGCCCGTGACGGAGTCCCATCGACAGGAGACGAAGGTTCTGCGCAAGAGGAAGGTAGCGCCGCATGGGTCGTGTCGCAACGCTCGCCGCACCGTTCGTCATCGGCTTCGATTCCGAGCCCTTTTCCGAGGGCGGGACCAAGGACCAGGCCGCGGCGCTCGCGCGCTGGGGCGCCCGCTTCTTCTGCGGCTACCTCGGGAGCATGACGAGCGCACGCCTGGACGACGTCCTTGCCGCCGGCCTCGCGTTCATGCCCGTCACCTACGCGGACCGCTTCGACGGCATCGACACCGTCAAGGCCCTGCAGGCGCTTGGCGTTCCCCGACTCACGACCGTATGGCTCGACCTCGAAGGCATCTCGAGCCTGTCGCCGCAGGAGATAATCGCCAAGTCGAACGGCTGGGGCACCATCGTGCGCTCCGCCGGCTACGACCCGGGCATCTACGTGGGAGAGGGCCAGCAGCTCTCGAGCGCAGAATTGGGAGCGCTCACCGTTGACCGCTACTGGCATGGATGCTCAGAGCTCTACGACCGGAACATGGAGATTGCGTCGCCCTTCTACTCGAGACCCATCGGCTGGTCCGTCGTCCAGCTCTTTCCGCCGAACCAGACCGTCGCCGGCGTGAAGGTCGACATCGACGTCATCCAGCAGGACTACAAAGGGCGCCTTCCGCTCTGGGTCGAGGCTGCGTAGTGTCCCCCGATTGTCCTTGACGTTGCCCCTGCTGGGGCTTAGATGTACCGCTATGCCGAACGAGGAACGCGTCACGGCGCACGCCGTCGAAGAAGACGACGAGGCCGAGTTCATGTGCGCCAAGTGTGGCTCCATCATGTCGTACGACACGTACGAAGAGCCGTGCCTCTGGTGCGAAGAGCCGGACGGCACCGACATCATCGACGCGTGACGTCACCAAACAACCAAGACAGGAGGCGCGGCCATGAAGCTGCGAAGGGATTCCTATGAGTAGCGAGTGGAGAATCGAGCGGACGGAGGACTCAAAGCTGAGAGTTGTCGTCACCAACGTGAACAAAACCGTGTCCGTATCGGTCATCCTCGACTTGGACTGGAACCGTCCATGCCCGTGCTGCGGCGAGGTGCAACGCATCGAGGCCAGGGTCAAGAGACACGACAGCACCGCGAACTACATCGAGATTAGAAACCAGCCCATGTGCGCCTCGTGCCGCGCTCTCAGTCCGCAAGAGAGGGCGACACTGGAAACCAAAGGGGTCGAGTGATGAGCGAAGAAAAAAGGAAGCTGCACGTTCACGAGGCGATGTGCGCCGTACGTCTTGAGTTGGCCGCGAAGGGCGGCATCACGAAAGACCGCGACGCCCCGCGCGAGATTGGCGGCTACAAGTTCCGCGGTATCGATGACCTCGACGACGTGCTCTGCGGGCTCTGCGCGAAGTACGACCTCGTCATCTATCCACGCGTGCTCTCTCATGAGAGCGAAGTGCAGCAGGACGGCAAGGGCAGGCTGCAGCGCCACGTCTCCCTTCATCTCGAGCTTCTCTTCGTCTCCGCGCGCGACGGCTCGAGTCAACCCGTGAGCGCCTACGGCGAGGGCATCGACACGGGCGACAAGGGCGAGGGCAAGGCGTTCTCGAACGCACGCAAGATTGCGACATTCGGCGCCCTGCAGATTCCGACGCACGGCAGCAACGTGGAGGAGTACGCCACGCAGGTCGCCCAGGCCGCGCCAGCTCCGCCGCAGAGCGAGCCCAAGGTCACGCCGCAGGAGACGCCGAAAGCCAAGGCGCAGCGAAAGCAGCAAACGAACACCGTGGCCACGATGGTGGAGGGGCCGAGTCAGGCCGTCTTCGGGCCGCCACCGCCGAACACGATGGATGCTGGTACGGCCGTCCAGCGCGCGCTCGAGGCCAACACCTTCGGCGTCCTTCATGCCTTCGCCAGCGAAATGGACGGGATGCAGGACCCGGACGCGCGCGCCGCCGTCTTCGAGGCCATCATCTCGCGTGCCGCAGAGCTATTTGCTGCGTGCCAGACCGCTGCCGAGGTGAAGCATGGCCTCGTCCTCTTCAAGGCTCTCGGCGCGCCGCAAGCGCTTGCCCAGGCGGGGAACGCCGCTTACACGCGCACGCGTCAGCAGCCGCAACCGCAAACATGAAGAAGCCGAGCGGGAGCAACATCGAGCCGCTCGTTGAGTGCGGCGCGAGCCACGTGTTGCCGCAGAACGACCGCTACCTCGAACACACCATCCACGGGACCGATGGCCACGACCTCCTCGCCGGCGTCATCAATCGACGTCCTGGCGCAGCGGCCAAGCTCGCCAAGCAGTACCCCGACCTCGGCTTCAGGCTCGAGGAGTACATCGGCAACGTCTCCGGCGCGGCGGCGGAAGAGGCGTACGTCATCGACCTCGAGCGACGCACGAGTCGCTACCTTGGAAAAGAGATAGGTCGCAAGTACGAGGAGAAACTCGGGCGTGCGCTGGCGCCGTGTGAAATAGGCACATCGCTCGACTTCCACGCCACGCGCAAGGGCATGCACATCATCCGCGACTGGAAGTTCGGTCGCTATAGCTCATGGTGGCAGCTCTTCGTCCAGTCCATGGCCGTCCTCTGGTCTCCGACCGCCAACGGCGCAACGGAGGTCGATGCGGGCTTCATCCACATCCTCACCGCTGGCGAGGACGGAGAGGAGGAGACGGTCACATACGAGGACCAGGCTACCGTCTATCTCATGGACCTCGACGACCGCGCGCAAGAGATTGTTACGGCCATCAAGCGCGCGCAAGCAATGGAGGGGCAGGCCGACCCCCCGACACGCGAGGGCAAGTGGTGCGAATACTGCGCCGCGTACCCTCATTGTCCGGCGAAGTGGAAGATGGTCCGCTACATCGGCAGCATCGAGCCCAACTCTCTCGAGGGCATGGTGAACACGCTCACGCCGGAGCAGTGCGGCGCGGCGTATAAGAAGCTGGGCGAGATAGAGAAGAACATCATCGAGCGGTACAAGAAGGTGCTGCGCCACCGGATGAAGGTGGAGGGCGGCTTTCCGCTCGCGAGCGGGAAGGTGCTCAAGGTCATTCAGATGCCAGGGCGCGACAGCCTCGACAGGCCTGCCCTGATGGCGCTCTTGCGTGAAAAGGGCGCGACGACGGCGGAGATATCGGCGTGCTTCAAGACGGGCGCACCATTCGACATGGTGAAGGAGAAGAAGGCATGAGCTATCAAGGAGGCGGCGGCGTCCGCTGGGACGCTATGTCGGTCCGTGAGTACACCGACAGGCAAGGGCAGCAACGCACCTACTGGACCAAAGTCGGGAGCGGCTTCACCAACAAGGACGGAAGCATCGGCATCCAGCTCGACGCACTCCCTCTCGACGGGAGAATCGTCCTGCAGATTCCACTTACCAAGGAGCAGCGCGAGGCGAAGTTCCAACAGCGCCAGCAGGGCTACCAGCAGCAGCGCGGCGGAGGATGGTCGCCGCAGCAGAGGACTGCGCAGCAGCCGCAACGCACCAACGCGCAGCGCTTCAATCAGCCGCCGCAGCCTCAGCCTCCGGCGTATGACCCCGGTGAACCGCAGGGCGGCATGGAGGAGAATCCCTTCGGCCAACAGGGCGACTATACCGACGAAGAGATTCCGCACTGATGACCATCACCTCCCTTCACCCGACCGAAGCAGAGGTGCGCGCGCTCAAGAAGGTTCTGGAAGAGCGGAACCTCCTTGAGACGCTGCACGTCATCTGTCGGGAGTACAACGTGCTGCTCGGCGCCGTGCTGGGGAAGAAGCGCAGCGCACGCGTGTGCATGGCACGCGACGCGTGCTTCCACCGTCTCCTCTCTCTCGGCTTTTCGATGGGAGAGATTGGTGAGATGTCCGGTTTCGAGAGGACGAGTGTGGGCGCCGCTGTTCAGCGTCACCGCGAACGGCTACTCGCTGAGCGGAGAAAGAATGGAACGTGATTCGACCTCCTCCGCACAAGTTCGGGACCTGCATCGGTCTCGACCTCAACGGCATCATCGAGCCCTGCGGCAAGCCGCTCGAGGTAGGGAGCGCGCTTCCTTTCTGCGAAGAGCACCGTCTCAAGATTCTCGCCATGCCGCGTCGCCGGACCTGCGCCGGCGCCGTCACCTACGACAACGCTATGCGTCCCACGCGCGCGGCGTGCTCGAATCTCACCGGCCATGAAGAGGAGCCGCTATGCGCAACGTGTCGCGTCCTCGAAAAGCGGGAGCGCGAACGCTTCCGAAACCAAGCAACCATGCCATGCCCGCATTGTGGGCAGCAGATGCCACGCATGGCGAGGTTTGGGCAACCACCATCGACGGGTGTCGGCCGAAGAATCCCCTCAACAATACCCAAGGCTTTTCCAGAGGAGCCGTCTTCGGGCGAGCGGCTGAACGTAAGGCGCTCCGACAGGCCGCCTACTGGCACACCCTCGCCACCGTCCGTCCTGCCGTTCGTGCCGAGGTACGTAGCGGACGACGAGGAGTGACGGTCACGCTCGTCCGTCATTGTCGACTCCGCTACGACAGTGACGGATGGGTTGCCGCGGCGAAACCTCTCCGAGATGGCGTGGCTGACGCCTTCGGAGTAGACGACTCGGTCAGCAACATCGATTGGCAGTACGCCCAGGTCAAGGGCAAGGGGTACGCAGTGACCATCCTCATCCGAGAGCGCGCATGAAGAAGAGGAGCGCCGCTGAGCTACGTACCATCGACATCTTCACCGGCAAGACTCGGCTCGAGGAAGCCGAGGACATGGCTCGTGAGGAGGACCCGATGTCTGGCGCGGCCGGCGGCACCCGCGACATCGTGCTCGAGGCCGAGGAAGGCGCCATCCGCTGGCTCGGTCTCGACGCCTTTGCCGAGGGCGACGACATCAAGGTCGCTGTCCACCAGGCAGGACACGCGGTCGTGGTGCTGGTGCGCGCGGACGCAAAGGGCGGAGCGCGTGCCACCGTCACCTTCAAACTGTCGCGTACGCAGTGGTCGAAGCTCAGGAGACTGGTTCAGGGAGGTTGAAGCGCTACGGCGTAGCGGTGGCACGCATCGAGGAATCGATTGCGGGCGTAGTGCCAGGCATCGCGTACTGCCCCCGCGTCGGGCGTGTCTAGATGCGGACGTAGGATTTCGAGGTCCGAGGCCCATTCCTTCATGTCCACACGTGCCTGGTCGAGGTCACCCATCGACGATGGTCTTTCGCTTCTGACGGACGACCGCGCCCTCGTCGTGCGAGTGTGTGCGGTACGGGCCGCGCGGCGCCTTCTCTCGGGGACCCTTGCCCGAGTCAATCCAGGCCTTGATGCTCCTCCGCATGTCGTCGGACGGCTCGAGCTCCCCGCTCTCTATCATCGAGAGCGTGGCCTGCTTGATGCGCAGCTCGTTCGCCAGCTGACCCTGCGTCATGTTGCGGTCCTTGCGCGCGGCTGCGATGCGCTGGCCCGCGTCCCTGGTCTTCGCCTGCTCCGCGGATAGCTTCGGTTCGTCCGCCATGCGGAGAGCCTACCTATATTTCAGGTAGCGCCCACCTATATTTCGCATCCGGGCGGCCGGCATACCTCGGCCGGCTACGCGCCGCGACGACCTCGTCATCGCGAAGTGGTGACGTAGATTCTCTGGCGCGGTCACCGCTCGAGACGTGCGATGCGCGGGGAAGCCCCCACATGCTCCTCTTCCGTTACGCGGGGGAGCCGCGGCGGCCTCGGCACGCCACCGATGGGTCGTCGACAGATTCGAGACGGACCGCGACGCGCGCGCTGGAAGCCCCGAGCATCCTTTCGTTGTGGGACGCGCGCGTCGCGGTAGCCGTCTGCTTTCACGAACCTGCGACGTCGATACATGTCCCGCTTGACAGTTCTCTGTCAATGCGTAGATTGACCTTGTCCCGACGTACCTCTCGAATCTCCGAGAGTCACGCACGCGGCAGAGCAAGGCGCCCACGATGACCACCTACCTCCAGGCCGTTCTCCTCGCTTCTCTCATCTCAACCGAAGACCCGAACGCGGACGCGTGGGACATGGTCGACTACTCGCGCGCGATGGCGCGAGACCACATGCTCGACTGCGCTCTCACGGACACCGAGGGGCGCATCGTGGTTGACGGTCTGCCCGACTTTGCCGATGCGCTCGCCTATGACGACGCGCCCGCGACGCTTCGCAGCGCCTAGGTTCGCGCGTCGCGCGCAGCGGTCGGAGCGCACTCCGGCCTCTGCCGCGGCACACGAGCCGCAGAGCAAGGAAGAAAGCCCATGGTCAAGGTCACGATTGGCACCGACTCCTTCACGGCCGAGTCCCTCGACGCTCTCACGGACGAGCAATCGCGGCGCATGGTCGCCGCGTACGCGAGCGGCAACGCCCCCAAAGTCGAGACGGTCAAGGTCGAGGAGGAGCGGCCCTTCGGCCCCACGAACGACGACTTTCGAGGGGCGCACGTGGACCAGGCTGCCGTGGTGCGCATCGAAGCGCAGCATGCGGCCCTGAACGCGGCGGGAATCAAGGTCGACACCAAAGAGCAGGTGGCGGTCACCGGTACGCGCATGGCCACGATGGGCTACGAGACCATGCAAGCGCGTAAGGTCGAACACGACGCCAAGCGGCCCCTCACGGACGTCGCGCACGCTATCTCGACCCTTATCTCAGCCGAGAACCGCACCGACGTGGACATGTCCGCGCGCGAGCTCGGCGCGGGCATCACGGTCAACGGCGCAATCTGGGTCAACGGGCAAAAGCTCACGGAGCAGGCTATCCGTGGGCTCGCGACGCGACTCGAAAGCCCGATGCTGGGCTACCTCCTTGGCCTACGCGACCGCATGGTCGAGTCGTCCGCCAAGGAAGCGCGCGACGAAGACCGCGCGATGATGGCAGAGGTGCTGCGTCATGAGTGCAAGCGCAATCCGGACGCCAAGCTACGTCTCCGCACGCGCAACGGCGGCATCGACGACGTCTACGCCATTCTGTCGCCGGGGTACGTACCCGCGGACGCGACGAGCATCCTTCCCGAGATTCTCGACACGCTCCACGGCGACACGCGCGCGACGTTCAGCTACGACCCGAAGTCCACGCAATGGGAAGTCCGCGCAAGCGTGTGGACGCCCACCCCGGTCGCGGAGATGGCCATCGGAGAGGCTTTTGAGGGTTACGTCTCCCTTCGCTCGCGAGACAACGGCACCTCGCGCTTCCGCGGCGATGGCGGCGTCACCTTGATTCGGTGCTTCAACGCGTCGACCTACAACGCGGGTCAGGCAAGCGTCTCTCGCGTGCATCGCGGGCGCGTGGCCAGCGACATCGCAGCCATGGTCCGCGCGGCCTCGAAAAGCATCGACACCCTCTGCGATGCGTGGGGCGTGGCGCGGCGCACCGTCATTCGTCCCACCGACGCGCAAGCCAAGCTCGAAGGCGACGCATTCCTCTCGGCCCTCTGGGTCGACATGCTGCGCCAGAAGCCCCTGGAAGCGGTCCTACGCGGCCGCACGAACGAGCACGCGGAGGGTCTGGTCAAGGCCTACCACGCGGAGCGTCGCGACCCGCAGAACCTCGTCCGCGCGGACATGGCGCAAGCCTGGACGCGCTACATCCAAGGCCAGCCGAGCGACGTTCGGCGCGACGCGGAAGCGGCCATCGGGTCGTGGTTGGTGATGTCGTGAGAGCGCTGCTCGTCGTGCTGCTCTTCGCTCGTCTGACGTTCGTGGAAACCACGGTCGACGCGCGCGATGGTGTCGTGTGCGACGTCTACCGCGTCGGCGCAACCGAAGTGAATGTCTGCAACGTAGAAGGAGGCCAGCCATGAGCACACGGAAGGTCGGTCCCGTGGACACGAAGCGACGTTGGATGAGTGCCAGTGTCGCGCCTCACACGCTCGCGCGCATCGATACGCTCGCGAGCAAAGCCGGTATCAGCCGCGGGCGCGTCCTTGACTTGGCACTCGATGCTTTGGAGGAGTGTGAAGTGTGCGATGGCCACGGGCGCGCCGAGGACCGCCGTTGTCCCGAGTGCCTGGGGTTCGGCGTGCACCCCGCACGTCAGACCTGACCTTGACGCGGTAGCGCGCTGCGTTATATCTAAAGGGATAGTCCTGCCAGTCGATGCCTGGTAGAGGACTGCAAGAAGGCCTCATCGCTCGCGAGCGGTGGGGCTTTTTTGCGTCCGTGGCCCGTGACATCTCGCAGTGTCAGTCGAATGTCAGCTATCAGCTAGTAACTCAGGCCTGAGGTGGTACGAAGAGCCTTGCTCCCACATGGCCCACATGGGGTAGTCTCGCGCGTGTTGGGCTTACGTAAGTCGGCCGGAGACGGCCTTGGTTACTCCAGCCCGGACGAGACGCGGCGCTGCGAACGCTGGTACGTGATGCGCGGGACGCGCCGCGGGACCGGAATGCGGTGGGACCGCATCGGCTGCGCGCACCCAAGCGAGGCAGCCGCCGAACGCGCGCTCGGTTGGGAAGACGAGCGGACTCGGGACGCGCGGCCACTGCGGGTGATGCGCGCCTAAGCTGGCGTTGCCGCGTGGAACGCTCGACATGGCGCGCCGACGGGCCGAGAATCGCG